GGTATTGTAATATTTGCCATAATTTTTAACTAATTTTAAAATTCATACTAAAAGCCTTAACATTTGCTGCTGTTGCACCAGAAATAGGAATATCCCCATTTGCATCTGGCGTTCCAAAAGTCAAAGTATTATTACTAATTATCTTTGTAGTTCCTGCAGAAGCACCTGGCTTATCAGCAAAACCTAAAACATAATCATCTAAATTCGTGCTATCAAAAGCAACAATAAATGAAAAATGGCCATCTTTTGTCAATCCTGTTCCAAGTCCAGTTGTAGCTTCAACTAAATCATTAGTAAAACTACTCCACAATCCTAATATATTAAACATAAAATTTAAATGATTTAATGAATAATTTCCATCTAAACTTCCATTTTGTTTAAGTTCATCAGTTGGTTCTAGTTTATTAGAGCCTCCTTGTCTTGTTTCTGTAGCGTCATCTGTCGCCCACTCAATTATATTTTCTGGTTTTATTGACATAATATTTTATTTATTAAATTATTGGTAAGCTAAATTTGCTTTTCCACCATCGATAATATCTTGATCAGCATCATAACAACCCATTATGGCGCCTGTATCTGTAACAATAGTATCTCCGGTATCAGTTATTAAATCTAAATTTTCTACAACTCCAAATTCTCGACCTTCAAAAATTTCTTGTAAACGATCATCTAAAGCTGTTCCTTCATAATTAGCAACAAACTGAGAACCTGCATCATCAACTAAATCATCTCCTGTATCAGTTTGTAAATTAGCTTCTGTTGTAGCAACTTCTGTTGCAATAAAAGGAACTTCACCTACAGAAGCATAAATTAAAACAGCAACACCTGCTGCTGATAATTTATCCATTACTGAATGAATATTTAAAGGTAAAGTTGGCCCATTAGTATAAATAGTATAAGCTGCTGGTGGATTATCAGAATAAACAACTTTAGTTGCTTCAGTTATAACTGTTAAAATCTCAACAACATCTTCTACAAATCCTCGAGAAGTATTTTTAAAAATTTTAAGGGTAATAGCTGAACGATAATCAGCATCACTTCTTCCTTCTCTTTTTTCTACAACAATAGCCCCAATTAAATCTAATTGCTTTCCTGAGGCATTAGCAATATTTAAAATAGCTTTAAGATCAGCAAAAACAGTATCTAATTCATCAAAAGTTGTTGCTGCAACCTCTAAAACTTTATTAAAGTTGCTAGATGATTTAAATTGTTCAATATTTAACTGTTTTATAGTATCGTAAATGCTCATTATAATGTTACAACCATTCTACTTAAATCAAAATTAGGTTTTTCCCTAATTGTGCAATTAATATTACTAGAACCATAAGTCGGGGTTCCACCAGCTGTTGAAGTTGAAGCAATAGTTATTGTTGCTGAACCAATACCTGGAATTTCATAAACAGGTTTATAAAATTTTTGTAAAACAATAACATCACCAATATTAAAATAATCTTCAGCAAATTCTAATAAAGCAGCTTTAATTGCTGCTTCGCCATCTGCCGGAAAAGTTTCTTCAGTATTATAAGAATCAATAACAACCTTAACCCAAAAATATAAATTAGTAGGTCTTGAGAATTTAATATTATGAGGCGTATTTTGTGCATCAGTTACTTCAACTGTTACATCTCCATCTGATTTCATTCCTGCAACTTTCATCTGGAATAACTTTGCAGCAATATTTGTATTAGAACCACCTTCAATAACTGTTTCAAAAGATTTAGCAGCGATTCCATTTACATCTTCTGTTAATTCATCATTTTCATAAACTCTACAATAACTAGTTCCAGGAACTTCATTTAATAATTTTGCTCTAATAGCATCAACAAAATTAAATCCTGCAACTGCTATATCTTGCTGAGTTCTTAATCTTAATTCTTGTGTATTTTCAATTGCTCTTCCTGTTTCTCCTGCATAATAATTTAAAACAGAATCTAAACCGGCTAAAGCTTCAGAAATTTCATTTATTGTTTCAGCAGCTACTTCATTAACTCCTGTTTCTAAAGCTTGAACTTCGATTACTGTTTGAACTTTACCTACAGTTAATTTTGAATCACCAGTAATATCATAAATATCATTTTTATCAGTAGCTTCAATAGTCATTAAACCGCTACCTTCATCAGTTATAGTTAAACCAATAGCAGCACCTTCAACAACAGCTTTTAATCCTGCAACAATTTCATCAGCAGTTGCTGTTCCGTCTGAAACATAAGAATAAGTATTACCATCAATATAAAAATGATAAGTAGCATTATCAGTTACAGTTGAAACTGTAAATTGAATATAATTACAAGCGCCTTGAGTTATAAAGGCTTCAACAAGAGTTTTAAATACTAATTCGGTTGAGGATTGTTTTACTTGAGTATTAAGAGGAATTAAAGTTGCATTATCACCTTTAAAACTTACATTTGCTGTAGAAGCAGAAGCATCTTTTTTATTAATTCCAACTAATGAAACTGCATTTTCTAAAGGAACTCCTGAAGCAGCATTTCTATTTAATGAATTATAAGTATCTTCTGCAGTTTGCCATAATGAGTCTGACATACTACCAATAAGCCCAATTATAATAGAATTAGGAGAATCTTTACTTAGATCTGAATCTTGTCCGAACTCATTTTTCCAAGCAGTTTCTAAGTCATCTATAATTTGTTCATTTGTCTTTCTAACAAACCCGTTGCTAGTTACGCCGTATGACATATTTTAAATAATATTTTAAATTATAACAGATTTAATTTTAATAAATAATTTTGTTAAAGTACAATCAAATTATCAGTTATAACCGTGTTGTTAATAGAAGTAGCACTAAAAGAATAAATAACCTGGCGCTCATTTTCATTGTAATCAACTGAGCTTTCAGTTATTTCTTTAACACCTTCAATAGCTAATAATTGCTCTCTAAATATACTTTCAAGAATATTTAGATCAATATTTTTAGTTCCTAATATATTCTCAAAGTAAGGCAATCCATGTTCTGAATTTAAATACCACTCATTTTTAAAGAATTTAAGTCTGACCTTCATTCTTTGTAAAATTTCTTCATCAGTATTAGAACCTGATAAAATAGTTATTCTATTATTTGTAAAATATAGATCATTTTCTGAATTTAATGCTAAAGTGCTCATAATATATTTTTAATTAAGTTACTGGCCCTGAAGTTCCACCACCTGGCGTAACTCCTGTATGAGTATGAGTTGCAAAGTCTTTTCCACCAATTAAAGCCGTAGCTCCTTTTAATTCTGATGTTGCTTCTACATTTGCAGCTGTTAAATCTCCTGATATTGTAACATTTCCGGTAATATCAACATCACCTGTAATATTTAAATTAGGGGTAGTTATATTTGCCTCTGTAGCATTAATATCAATAACTCCAGAAGGTTTTAATTTAATTTCTGAACCATCATATTTTACTAATAAATCTGTATTATTTGCAGCAGGAGAAGGGGTTCCAAAATCTCTAAAACCTAAATGAGCTACAGCATCTGTTAAACTATTTTGTCTAGGATCATCGGGGGTAACTTGATTTCCATTTTGTAACCATTCTTCTAAACTTTTTTCAGAAAATACTAATAAAACCTTATCACCAACATTAACAGGAAATGTAATAGAAGCACCACCAGAAGCAGGATGAATAACTGGAACATTAAAAATAGCCGGTAATTTTACAACTTCACCATCATTATATTTTTGATTTAGAGCGGGTTGAACCTTTGCTTTTTGTTTTGTATAGTCATATTCTAATATTTTTGCAGGCATACAAATGTGCATATCAGCAATTTTATTAGCAATAATTATATTTAATAATTCTGTTTTATTCATTTCTGTATAGCATCAATTTGGCAAAGCCAGTTATTATCTTCAGTATCACCATTAAATTTAACTTTCTTAACTAAAAAAGTTCCTTCTATAGTTGAACTTTTAACCCTTATTAAATTTTTAGGTTGAATAGAAGGAATTATTAAACAATTAATTTTCCAACCATCGATTAATTTATTACTTTTAGTTTTAGTTTTAACAGCTTTTTCTTTAAATCTTTTAGGTTTATCAATTAAACCTGTTTCAGGTGATAAATATTGAGCTATTGTTTGTTTATCTAACTCGTTTGGCTTAGTTATTATTAAAACATTGTTTGCGATTGTCCATTGATAGCCTATTCTTGCTAAAATAATATCTAAAGCATTTCCGGGGGCTCCTATAAAAGAAAAACCTTGTTTATAAACATAATTAGGTAATAATGAATAATCACCTTTAGCTAAATTTAATTCACCTACGATCTTTTCAAGTATTTGTTTTGTGTTTGAATCAGGGGCAAAAGATAAAGCTAATTTTTTGCTAGTTAAAGCAATATATCCATCTTTAACTGTAATTTTAGTAATAACATCAAAGCCATTAAAATCATGCTCATATTCAACCACATTTCCAATAAATAATGTGCTTAATTCTTCACCATCATATCCTACTTTTAATATTAATGAAGTATCTTTTTCTTCTAATAAACCTACTGTTTCTTCCGAAAGATTATAAATATTAATCTTACCTGTATTAGTTTCCTTATTATCTTCCATATCAATATCAAAAGAAATACGCACACCATCAAGCAAACGACCTACTGAACCTAGCTTTCCTATTAAAACTTGTGCTTTTCTTTTAAATAATCTACTCATAATTAAATAGTTTCAATTTCACTTTGAGTTAAATATAATAATTTAGCTTCACCTGATGAAAAAGCAGTTCTATTTATTGAAGCACTTTTATCTGATATTTCGCAATAAAAATCACCATCTGGTAATGAACTTTTTTTATGAGAAAATAATAAAGGATAATTTGCAACAATTTTTATTCCTGCAATTATAACAGAATCATTTTCATCCCATATAGTCATTGCCCAAAAAGCACCTTGTACGTTATATTGAAAACCTAATTTATAAATTATTGATTCTAATTCAATAACCAAAGTATGATTAGGATTATTTTTTATCGGTATTATTACAGCCATAATTTTTAAAATAATGATCTTACAAATTGTACTAAAGTAATTTTAGGTTTAGGAGTAAAAGATTTTTGTTCTCCTACTTGTCTTCCAAAACTACTTGCCTTTTTAGCGCTATCAGTTTTTATTCTTGAATTATCAAGACTAACTAACTGACTTTCTACTATTCTAGCTTCTTTAAATATTGCAGTAAATCTAAAACTTTCCCCATCTGTAGCATCATTTGGCATGTCTAAATTAGTCATAACCATACTGTCATAATATTTAAACTTCATTAGCAACCTTATAGGCTCTTTAGCCATAAATATTCTATATAATTCATCATGAGCTTCTTTTAATCTATTAGGAATATTACCTTTAGCTAAAGTTGTAAGTTGTGATATTTTAGAATTTTTTAATGAAAATTTACTAATAATTCCACTAATGGTAATTTCAGTTGGTTCATCTTTAGCATTATCTGTATTAAACCCGCCTTCAATTGGATTATTAGTTAAAGATACTTTTTCAGATATACTTCTTGAACTAGTAATATCAACCTCTAACTTGCCAATTTTTTGGCTAAAAGGTTCTTTAAATATTATTGCTGCTGCATTTGTAAAAAAACTCATTGTGCTCCTAATTCAATATATGTTTGTCTATTTTCTTCTTGCAGGGCTTGTTTAATAGCCGATTTAATACTTGTAGCATCACCGGCACCCATTCCAGAAGGAATATTAACTGTTAAACTATTATTTACTGTTCTTTGATTAGTAAGAGGGGAACTGTTTACTCCACCTGATAAAAAGCTATCTGGTAACAAATCTCTTTGAGCTAAAAAATTATTAAAACTACCAACCATATTATTTATTCCAGAACCTACAGCAGAAAATAAAGGTTTATAATCCGTAGGACTATAATCTATATTTTTTTGACTTTCTTTAATCTCTGAAAAACTAGGAATAAACTTACCTACAAACTTTCCCGCTTTTTTAAATAATTCTATTATTTCTTTCCAATAAATTATTACAGTGGCTGTTGCAGCAATAAAAGCGCCTAAGGGATTTGCAGCCATTACAATTCCTAATAATCTAAACCCTGCAATTATTTTTGGTAAAAAATTGACTAATAAAACTATAGGTTTTACTAAAAGATTAAATCCTAAGACTGCAAAGCTCAATATTCTAGCTATTGCACCTAAAGCAATTAATAAAGGACCTACCACGGCTAAAAATAAGCCTATTGATAGTATCACTTTCTTTCCACTCTCATCTAAACGCGCAAAATTATTACTAACTTTGATTAACCATTCAGCAAAAGCTGCCATTTTATCATTAATCTTAAATGTTTCGTCCATTCCTCGACCAACATTTACTCTTAACATATAAAAAGCATTAGCAATTCTATTAGCATTTGCTCTAATTGTTTTAGAACCTTTATCAATAGCTGCACCATATTTTTTATCAATAGTATCAGCAACTTTTGATAATACATCAGAAGTAACTTCTCCTTGTTCCATCATTTTAAGTAATTGCTCGGTACTTACACCCATTGCTTCAGCGAACAAACCAACAGCACCTGGAACTGCATCACCTAATTGTAATTTCAATTCTTCAGCCATTACTTTGCCTTTTGACTGCATTTGTTCAAGAGCTCTAATAACTCTATCAACATCTGTTGTTGTCAAACCTAAACCGGCTGACAATCCTAAGAATGATTTTATTACTTTTCTATTGGTTTCTAAACTATCTTTTGAGGCTGCTAAATATCTTGTATAAGGCTTAACTGAGGCGCTAAAAGATACACCTAATTCATCAGTTACCTTTTTTAAATATTCTATTTCTGTTGATACAGCTTGTTCAATAGGAAGGCCGGTATCAAATTTAGCTAATACTGAGGTTAATGAGGCTTCTAAGGATTGAATATCGGCAGCGGCTTTAATTGAAGCACCACCTAAAGCGGCTAAAGGAAGAGAAAGGGTTAATCCAATTTCTCTTCCTAATCTTGTAAAAGAATCACCTGTTGATCTTAAAGATTTGGCTGTATGTTGTAATTTAGCATCGATTTGATTTAAAGCAACGACTACAGGCCTAGCATTAGCTTGAAATGTTACTATTAATTCTTTAAGACTTGTCGCCATTTTTTTCTCTATTAGTTTCTAATTCTTGTTGCTCTTTTTCTAAACGCGCTCTAAAATCTAAGATTGCATTCATTTTTAAAGTGTCAATAAAATTTAGATTCTCTATTTCAGAATATGTTATAGCTTTATCTAATACAAGTCTCCATACTAATATTTCATCTAAAATTTCAGAATCTAATAATTTTATTAACTCTTTTTTACGTCTTTCAAAGCTTCCATAATTGCAGTCTCCATCGGAGCTAACATCGGAATCTTCTTTACCAGGATCGAAACTATATTTAGAGAAAAAAAACCATTGTGATCTAAAACCTCCATTGCAAGTTCAATTGGACCATCTAAATTATTCTCAAAAACTTCATTAAAAGCTTTTTGATTATCTAAACCGCCAATATCAATTGCAGAACAATTTTTAAATAATTTTAAAAACATTTCTGAAGGAATTTCATAAACCAATCCGGCAACAGCTTTTAAAATATTAGCTGAATTTTCACCAAATGAAATATCATCACCTACCTGTTTTTTAACACTTTCAATTAATTCTTTTCTTAATTTTAAAGCTTCGAACGCATTAAATTGGATTATATTAACTTCGTATTCACCAATTTTTACTGATTTTGTTTTAAGAGCCATAATATTTTTTTATTAATTATTATTCGTTTCCTGCTAAGTTAACTACATAATCAGAACCAGTTTTAATCATCCATTCCCTTTGTTTTGCTTCAGTTCCAAAAGCAATAGTTGGATTTTTAACAATCCAAGCAGCTTTTGCAGCAACTAAAGTATTTCCTGATCTATCTTTAATTAGAATAGGAAGAACAGCACTTGCAACTCTATCAGCATTATGTAAGCCAGATAAAACTTGATTAGTAGGAGAAGTTTGTCTGATTCTTAAAGTAATATTTAAAAAATTAGCATTATTTTTAACTCTGTCAACACCACCATCAGCACCGCCAACAGAATTAAAAGCGTCATTTTCTTCTGTAATTTCAACAGCATCACCTTCAGAAAAACCTGAAATTTGAGCCACGCCGAAAATAACGTTTAGTTTTTTAAAATCGAATGTTCCTATATTATTTGCCATGATATTATTTTATTTAAAGTTATTATACAGAAAGGTTACCTGTTATTGAAATTTTGTTAACTGCACCAGCAAGAGTAGCTGTAAAATTAACACCAGAAAATAGTCTAGCTAATCTATCAGCTGAAGCAATTGAAGAAACATCAGGAACAGTAATAGTATATTGACCAACGCCATCAGCATCAGCAGCAATTAAACCATTTTCAACACCTTGATCTAATATTTCTCTAATTTTATTTTCGATAATATCACCACCAGCATCAGTATAAGGAATTTTTTCAACATTAATTAATGTTGAATATAAATTTTCTTGAAGTCTTGCTTGTAACCAATCAGCTCCGCGAATAACATCGATATACTCACCAGAAGCAACATAACCTAATCTTGTAATACTTTGACTAGCAAAATTTTCATAAGTGTTTCCTTTGTTTATAAATACAGCTGAAGATTGAGAAGATATTAAATCATCTGGTAAAATTCCAACTAAGTTTTTAAAGGCCCAGTTAGATGAACCTGGAACAGTTGGTAACATTCTTCCAAGCCAAGCAGCATCAGCAAAATAATTTGCAGTATCACCATTATAAATGGTGGCTGTTCTGTCATAAGACAAAGCATTTAATTGATATAAAATACTTCCGGTATCAGCTGAATCTAAGTTATCAGCATCAGAAGATCTTGCAAGAAAGAATCTTTTTAATGATTCAATTTTTCCTGCAGCACTTAAAATATCGGCTTCAACAGCAGAAGTAATTGCTAAAGCATACCAAGTAGAATTGAAATTGTAGCAATATTGAATTGCATTTGCCCAAGTTTCACTTAAAACATAAGTTCCTGAACCGGTTGCAGGAGTTGCTGAAGGGGTAGAAGCAGCTGTAAATCTAATATTATCATCATCAATAACATCAGTAATTGTAAATGTTCCATTATATTCAGCTTGATCAAATCCTAAAGTAGTTATTGACGCACCAACTTCAGCTTCAATACCAATACCGGCTAATTCTATATTAACAATATCACCTGATGGATTAGTTGCTTCAGTGATTGCAGTAGAAGCTTTAACAACTTTTTTACCAATCATTATTGCAGCCGGAGTTTTTTCTTGTGAGAAGGCTGCTGTAGCCATTTTATATTCTGGATCAGTAGAAGCAAAATCAACTGCAACTTCTGTCATATTAGCATAACTTTTAACTCTTGTATTTGCACCTAATTTCATTGACTCACCTAAAAACATAGGAGTTCCGAATCCGGCTTGAGTAATTGTTTTTGTTGAAAGACTAATTGAAATATCAATTATCTGATCTAATTTATTTGACATATTTTGTTTTTATTTAAAAATTATTAAAAATTATTCTGCCACCGTTATATTAATGGCAAAAGGATCTTCGACTTGATCACCATCGACCTCGCCTGCAATCCCAATACTTGTAACTGCTGCAACAGCATCTTCTGTAGCAGAAGAATAATTTTTAGAAATTCTAAAAACCATTTCAGCACTTGACCTTGATTCAAAACTATTATTAATAATAGTTGTAATATCAACTGGTTCACTTTCTAATCCAACGTATGCTACTTTATTTTGACACAATAATTCTAAATTGGAATATAAATTTAACTTATCTACTAAATTAAGTAAAATTTCTAGTGACGTTTCACTAACAGCAATTAAAGATAAAAGAACTTCACGATCTCCTTGAGTTGTTGCAACTTCATCACCATCAGGCTTAGACTCATAGTCGGTAGCACCTAAGACTCTTATTGATGATATTTTTAATACAATATAATCACCATTTGGAGTAGGAGCATTCTGATCACCCCAAATAACAGCCTTTGTTGTTAAAGTATTTATAATTGTTGCTAAAGCTGTTTTTAATCCTAAAGTATTTATACTCATAATCTAACTTGATTCAGGTGGAACACTATTATTTGTTGTTCTTTTAGCAACAAAAACTTTATAGTGATTAATAACTTGGTTACGCCATGGATAAACTTTAATAACTTCATAATCTGAACCATCAATAGTTACCAAATCAGCATTTACACCATTTCCTTTTTCAATACCATATAATTCAGTATCTGTAAATAATTTTATTGTTTCTTGTTCTCTTCTATTTTCTGGTAGCAACAACATTTCACTACCTGTTAAAGGTTGAACGCTTGCGGTTATAGTAAATTCAGTATCTGGACCAGATACTTCAAAAAAACCTGAGGCATTATAACTTCCTGAGGCTCTTCTTTTTACTGTCAATGTATGTTTCCTAAAGCTGCTCATTTTGACCTTAATTCACTTGAAATTTTTGTTCTTAATTCTCCAGTATCAATCAAAGGATTGCTAGATTTCTTTTTTCTTATAGTTGATTCAGCATTAGCAGGAGTTTTTATTTCAACTATTGTTTTTTTAACAGCTGCTTCTTGCTCTAAACCTATTAATTTTAATTTCTTTTTAACTTGATAATCGCCATTAGAAATAGATTTAGCTATTTTAGTAAATCTCCCGGCTACTTTTTTGTAGTTTTTATTGTAAGTAGATCTTAAAAAAGATCTTTCCGGTATAACAATATTATGATTTTTACCGGCCCTATTTGTTCCAAATTCGTTTACAATTCCTTTAGTTAAAACTTGATCGCCAACACTAGCAAATAATCCTACAACAACTTTTTCAGCATCTAGGCCTATAAAAGCTTCTTTGTAATTCTTAAATCCTTTGTCAACAATTTTAACTGCCACTTTGCATATAGAAATTAGGAACACGCGCTTTTATTAATCTGTTGAAGGAATCTAAATATTGAGTCGTGTTCATTTCAACATTTGGATTATTTCCTCCACCATAACCTCTACTTAAATCACCTTCTTTTTCAGAAGTTAGAACTCCGCGAGAATTACCATCTCGATCGCTAAGCTCCAACAAATGAGCGGCATAATAAGCCACGGCCATATTATATTTACTGGTATTATCAAATAAAGTAGAATCTACTTCATCTTGAGCCATACTTATAAATCTATTTTTTTTATCCGTGGTATTATTAGCATCAATTGTCGGAGCAATGTCTGCCAACCACTCAAGAGCAGTTGTCATTATTTTTTAGCTTCAATTAATTCAATAATTTGTTCTTTATTTTTACCTTTAGTCTCAATTTCTAAAGCTTCAGCAATTTCTACTAAAGTTTTTTTATCTTGAGCCACAAGATCGATATTTGAAAGATCAATTCCATCTTCACCAGAATCTTTTTCTGAATCATCTTCAGAAACTTTTTCTGAATCATCTTCATTAGAATCTTCATCAATATCAGCTTCACCTGCTTTAGAATCAGCTTCACCTGCTTTAGAATCAGCTTCAATTTTAGCTTTTTCTGCTTGAGCAGCAAGTTTAGCATCTTCTTCAGCTTTTTTAGCAGCTTTTTTAGCTTCTCTTTTTTCATTTTTAATTTGAGAAGGAGTTTTTGCAGTATTTTCAGCAACTAAAACTAAACCTGAAGTTTTAACCATAGCTTCATACATAGGATGAGCTTTTATTAATTTAAATTCTTTATCAGATAATTCATTAACACCATCTTTTAAAGCAATAGTGCCTTCAGTAGTTCTAAATCTCAATAAACCTTTAGTTCTTTTCAATATTTTCATTGGAATACTTTTTTTAATTAATAAATATAAAATAGCTAGGAGAATAATATCCTCCTAGCTAAGTCTAATTATTATATACCAGTTGTATATGATAATGAATAAGGCATGAAAACTCTAGTTCCACCACATCTTGCTTCAATAATATTTTTTGTAGCAAGATTTTTAACTTGAGGAGCATGAGGCATTAATCTAATTGGAAGAACACCTTCTAATTTTTCTTCAGATTTGTTATAAAGAACAAAACCTGATTTAGTGTTTCCAACAAAACTATTTTTCAATTGAGACATTTTCTCAACTTTCAAACCAAATTCTTTTTCGACGTATTTTAAAATAGTCATTCCAGAATAATTGGTAGTGTCAAGAGCTTTGTTTCTAATCAAAGAATAGTTGGTATGATCAACAAGCATGTGAGTTGGTTCTTCAACACCATTACTAATATCCATCATATCATTAATTGCTTCTTCAATATCCGCAAGAATATTTGCAGCAGTTTTGGTTGACCAAGTTGTGGTTGAACCAGAACCAGTTGCAGCAGCAGCTGTTGAAGGAACGTTAGAGTTATTGAACATTCCAGTAATTCCAAAAGCAGAATCACCAAAACCTAAAAGTTTCTCTAGTTTTTGATCAACAGAACGTCTAGCAGCTAAAGCTTTATTAGTTACAACTGAATGACCAATATTTCCTAACATTCTATCGCGTCTCATATCTTGAACTGAATAGATATAAGAATCAGCAACAGATTTAATTTTGTTAGTGTATTGATCACCAAAAACTTCAACTGTTGGAATGTCGTCACCAAAATCAGAAATGATTTTAGCTTCGCCAGTAGAATCAAGAACATCATAAGTATCTTCTTCGGCTCCTTCTGGAATTGAAGTATTAAGCGGGATTAAACCACCGTTTAATAATTTCAATTCAGCATAAGTAGGTCTGAAAATCTTTTGACGAATGAACTCTAAGTTTCTTGCGAAGAAAAAGCTCTCATCTTTTTTGTTCACGCCGATAAGTTTAGCAGCATGCTCATAAGATTGAAATTCTGGTGATTGAGTATCAATTTTGAACTCTTCACCATTATCTAGTTTAAATGTTTGAATAGGCATATTTTTACTATATTTTTAAGTTATTAATTACGGTTGGTTAATTTCTACTTTTGCTAAAGCAGGAGTTCCAGTTGTTCCCGCAGCAGCACTTACAAATCTAGCAGAAGAAACAGCTAAGTTTCCAGAAGAAGAGTTTGTAAATTTACCTTGGTTAGCAGAATCTGATTTGTCATTATAAACATAAACAGAATCATTAACAGCAACTGTAGCAACAACCCATACATAAATAACGCCTTTTGTAAGAACGTTAACTGCATCATTAATTGCATATTGATCATTTCCACCAATAGAAGCTGGTTGGCCATGTCTTAGAGCAGTAATTCCATCAAATACATCTGATGAAGTATAAACAACAGTTCCTGCAGCTTGTCCAGCTCCACCAGTTACAGTATAATCAGAAAGAGTAATGTTTGAAACAGCATTATCAATTGTGATTATAATTTCACGGCCAGTACCAGCAACAGCACTTACACCATCAAGAGCATCAATTGCAGCAATTAAAGCAGCAAAAGTTGCAGCATGAGAAGTTGCATAAACAACAGGAGTAATTGCAACGCCATTAACTGACATTGGAATTGAGTTAGAGGCTACAAAGTCTCCATCATAAGTGATTGCAGCAGTATCTTTATAGATTGCTTTAACATCAGTTCCAGGAGTAATACCTTGAACAGCAGCTACACCAAAAGCAAGAGCTTGTTCAGCATTTCTTGTTTTGATATTGCTATCTTCCAAAGTTGCAACTTGACCAGCTTGGCCAACGTCGTAGTAATTTTGATATTTTGTAATAGGCATAATTATTTACTTATTGATTGTTAGTAGATTTTTTAATTAAGTCTCTTTGTAAGTCTTGGTTGCTAATTGTAACTTCAGAATCACCAGAATCTTTTTTGTTACTTGCTACTTTAATATTAGCAGCTAATTTTGAATCTTTTCTTAAATTCAAAATAGTATCAAAGCAAGCTGAAACATATTCTTCACTTTTTTCATCAGCTTTAAATTCTGGAGAAACAGTTTGAATTACTTTAGTCTTGATTTCTGAATCAGAAAGAGAAGATAAATCTTCATCTTCTTTTAAAACTTCAGAAGCTCTTTTTTCTAAAGAAATACGAGCTTTAACTTTTTCTGCTATTTCATCAGAATTATCTTTTTTATTTGATAATTCTTCAACTTTAGAAGTAAGAGCTAATTTTTCGCCTTCCAAAGAATCTGCTTTACTTTTTAATTCTTTTTCAGTGTTTTTTAGATTAGAAATTTCTGTTTCAAGAGTATCAAGTCTTGAAAAGACTTCCTCTGAAACTTCAACTTCCTTTCCATCTATTTTATATTTTTTCATAATTAGATTTTCGTTATTGTTATTGAAGTTATTAAAAACACAAATAGCTTCTTGTCCATCAAGTCTAAGTTTAGCTTTGTCGCCAGCTCGTCCTTGATAAACAATGGCCAGATGATTCCCTTTTATATCCGTTTGAATATAATCATATCTTTCTCCTTTGTAAACACCTTCTTTTTTAACTAAGTTAACTTTATATCCATAACTTAGTCCGCGCTTACCAGAATTTATTTGATCAATAGTAGCTTTATCAGTTATTTTTAATTTAGTCATTAAATAACTGTCAAGCTTTTTTATTTCTTCACCAGTATAACCAACAGCTAATTCTTTAGCATTATCTGAGTTAACTTCTTGTAAAGGATGATCGTTTGTTATTGGTAGTAATTTGAATGAGTTAATTGCATCTTCTTTAAATACTTCTTCTGGAAGTCTTAACTCTCTTTGAATTGAGCCATCAGCTCTCATATATTTGAAAACTCCGGTTCGAGTAGCAATAGCAAAGCCCTCTAGGTAACCTTCATCGGTTTTAGTTAATTTTGTATCATCTAAATGGATATTATCATATCTTGTAGCTGCTACAGTTTCAACGCTATCAGTTTTAATTTGCTCGTTTATATTTTTTGACACAATCTAATTAATATCAATTTTAATTTTCCTATCTAATTCAACCTTTGAAAATAGAAAGGCGTTAAATAATGTCGTTCCTTTTCTTTCTATTACTTTTAGCGTTTTATTATCATTATATAAATTATACCTTAATACATCTTTTGCTGAAATGTAAACTATTAAATTACAATTCTTTGATCTTGCAAAATCCTTTAAGCTTTCTTCATTCACAACAAATAATTCATCAGTAGAAAATTTAGTAATATGTGTAACTGCATATCCTTCTAAATCAACTGATAAAGCTACTAAAGTTGAAGGTATATCTTTTATCTCTTCTAATTTAATAACTTTTACTTCTGTTACTTTTTCATTAGTCTTTCTCAAAGAAAGATCTGAATCAAAAGTATTTTCTTTTAATCTTTGCTCAAAATCAACTTTGTTAGCAAAGTTGTTCATTGAAGCACAAGAAACAGTAAATAGTAAAATTACAATTGTAAATATTTTCATGATTTTATCCTTTTAAGTTTTTAAAGTACACAATTTAATTATAACACGTTTCTATTTAAAAATACATAAGATTTATTTTACTCAAACATTTCATCAGTAATTATAGGTTGAGCTGTGCATCTACATCTAATTTGAGAACCAGGGTGACCAGTTATTGATGATGGATTATTCCAATTAAATATTTTTCCTTCATTAGCTAAATGGGTTGCACGTTCTCTTTCATCTAATGAACCTGACCACCAATATTCACCAATTCCTAATTCTTGTTGTCTTAATTGAGCTAAATTACCGTTAAATTTATTGGTTTGATCTCTAGCAATTAATCTTGCACGCCTTTCACTAATACCAAAGTTTTTAGCAATTTCTTCTCTTATAACCTTTGCACCATTACCTGCAGCAAGATTTCTATAAAGAGTATTTTGCATTCTATCAGCTTGTTCTACTGATAATTTAGTTATTAATGCTGAATTTTCAGCTTGAAAAGCTTTAATTTGTGGGCCAAGATAAGGTTCAGCAATAATTGGATTTACTTGAACGGCCGAATGAACTACCTTAACAAGCTGCTCTTTATTGTAAGTTGATATTCTTTCAGCTTGATCAGCTGTTAAATTATTAACATTTGCAGAAACAATAATAGAATTTAAATCTATTGTTGTTGCTTTAACTAATTCATTTATAGTATCAACCCAACCTAAATCTAATTTTCTATTAACATTGTCGGGCCTATCTTGTTTAGCCTGACTAACTAAAAAATCTAATTCAGGATAGAGTTTATCTCTAATAGCAAAACTGAGTTTTCTATTTAAAGCAACTAATTCTTTTTCATAAGTTCTTTGAGCATTATGTGGATATAACCACTTTTTAATTCTCTTCTTAACTTTTACCTTACCACCATGGGCAATAAGAACTTGTTGTTTAAATATTGGATTTAAAGCCATATTTAAAATTATTTATTAGTAGTTAAAGCTTTAACTGCCCACATTGCTGCTTCTTCATAAGCAGTTTGAGCTAATTTTATTAATCTAATTTTTTCTTTATCTTCTGGTAATTCTTCACCAACATAATCTATTAAATTAATTAATTTAGCTGTATTTTGTTTAACAGTATCAATAGTTTCAACATGAGAGGGATTAAAATCAGTTCTTACACGTTGTTCGCCTAATGTTTTATTTTTCATTTTCTTTTTTATTTGAGTTAATCTTTTTAGTATCATCTTCAAAACTACCTAAATCAACTTCACCTTCAACATCAGTTTCAATTGAATATTTACCGTTGGCAAATCTTGATTCTCTTACTTCTTCAGGACTATAAACACCATTTCCAATATAAATCTGATCAGTTTCAGCTTGGACTTTTCTCATATTAACTTTTTCAGAATCTGTTTGTTGCCATAAAGAACCTAATTCAATATTATATTCTTGATCAAAACTCAAACCCGCATCTTTAGCATAAGAAATATATTCTGTTAGTTTTTCAGCATTAGGTAATAACTCTTCTTCTTGATCAGATTTAATTTTATCATAATAAACTCTAACTTCATTATCACCTGTTGCATTTAATCCACCGGCAGATTTACCCCAGAAAATACTTACAGGAACGCCTGTTATTCCAGTTAGCGCTTCTTGAGTTTTAGTAAAGACTTCAGCAACCCCTGTTAATGTTTGAGAAACGGCTTCAAATGATTCTTTAGAATCTAATAATAAAGTTGTTGAAACTGATTTAGCTAAGTCAAAGCTAGAGGCTCTAGCTGCTAATTGTTTTTGTCCATCAGGGTTTTTCAAAAGCTGCATTAAATTTTCAATCTTCAAAACATCAATATTAGATTTAGAAAGCAATCTCATTAATGATTGATGGGCAATCCCATATTCTTCTAAATCTTCATAAATAGCTTGAAGAATAGACAAACCCCAATATTTTTCATAGTTTGGTTGCATTCCTAATTCTTCTGATGGATAATATTCACCTTGAAAAACTAAACATCTTGATTCATGAACAGTTGTTGGAATACCACCTTCTGGATATAACTCAAAATATTCTGGTTCACCAAACATTTCAGTAGTTGGATCAGAATAATAATTAGTATCATTGATCACAACATTTTTTCTACTGAAAAACTTAAGCTTCTTGATTGATTTAATATTTTTAATATCAACAGGCTCATTTGGTTCTCTTCCATCATCAATAACCATAAAAATAACAGCACCACCAAAAAGCTTAGCTGCTCTAATAGCTTTTTTAAATTCTGATTTAGCTTTTAGATTTTTAAGATAGTTTAACATTTTTCCTTCAGTATCTTCTGGAATTGTAAACCACTGGCGCACCATATCATCACTTAAAAGATCGATATATCTTTTAGTTAAACCATTTCCGGTATATAAAGCAGCAAATAAAGCATCATCAGCTAAAGTTAATGAAAAGCCTGTATTACCCGCCGTTTTAGTTCCTATCTTTTTGGCTATATCAACATAACCATCTTCATTAAAAGAATCTATTCTTTTAGTTGTTTGTTTTTTGTTTGTCATAATGTATTCATTTCATTTATTAAACTAGAATAATCAGGTGGTCTAAGTTTATCATCTTCTATATCAAAAAGTAAATCTTTAATAGCATAAGTTAAAGTATCGACCTGATCTTTTTTATTATTATTCTTTTTTGATGAAAAAAGAAGTAATTCTTTTTCTAATTGAGTTAAGAAAGGAGCATCTTTAGGAAATAATACTTGACCTGATTCCATTCTAGGTAAAATATCATTAGCTCTTGCCACTTTGTCTTTATCTGGTAATAATTTTGTTACTGGAATATTTGTTGTTTCTTCTAAACTTTGAATTAATCCTGAACCTGAATTTTTCTTTTCAATTGCAAACTTGATCAAATTACTATCTTCATTCAAAGTATACATATTAGGAATCCAATCACTAACATATTTGTAAGGGTGGCTTAAATCTTTAGAATGCTTATCCCAAAACTCTTGAGCAGCTACTAAAAGCTTAGGGCTGCTTAGTTTATCACGCATTATATCAATCAAATAAATATATTTTCTACCATTGATAAATCTAACTCCGAAGCACATAAAAACGGTATAATCATGTTGTCTTCCTTCTTCTTGAGCAGTATCAGCATACAAACATTTATAATCCATTTTAGGAAGATAAGTATAATATTTGAACCATTTCCTTTTAAATACTTCGCCATCATCTGGCTGAGTAGCTTGAAAGAATTGAGCCTCTACCGTTTTTGTTCCCATTAATCTAATATCTTCTTCTAATTCTTTTTCACCATATCTTCTAGGTTCTAAAAACTCACCTTTCTTATAAACTTTTGTAAAATTACCAAAGCTATAAATCTTTGTTTGTCTTGCTTTAATTGGAATAATAACATTTTCCCATTTATCATCAACAAAGCTTCCTGTAAAATCTTCATCACATAATCTTTGCTGAATATTAAGCTTTTGGCCTGTTTTTCTATTATTAAACCTAGAAAAAGCAGTTCCTTTAGTCCAATCTAAAGCGGAAGTTCTTTGAGTTAAAGATAAAGCCTCTTCAGGGTTCATTAAATCATCAAATATCAATATTTTAGCACCTTCACCTGTAATAGCACCATTTGTTGACGCAGCTATCCTAAAACCTCCCTCTGTTGTAATAAACTGACTTTGAGTATTTTTAGTTTCTGTTTCGTCTGTTTTTAAAAACTTTGCTGAATTATCAATTTTGAAATGTGGAAAAGCCCTTTTATACCATTTTGTATTTGAAATAGCTCGGCCATAACCATGAAGTTTTTGTGATAAAGTTGCACCGTAAGAAATACTGATAAGCTTCATTTTAGGATCTTGACCTAAAAGCCACATTGAAAAAGCAACATTACATAAAGCTGATTTACCAAATCTAGGAGGAATATTTATATTTAAATTTTGAATTTCACCTCTTCCAAAAGCTTCTAAATATTCACAAAGCAATTCAATATACCAATTATCTAAATAAGTTTCTCCAGCATCAAATTTAGAAAAAGCTTGTTCGTAGAAGCAACTTAATTTAGTTTGAACTAAATGATCTAATGTATCTGTATTGTAAATATCATTATTCATCATTTAGTTTTTTAGCATGTTTTTCTATTTGACGATTAATTAACTCTCTTTCTTTATCTGACAATTCAGTTGTATCTGTAACTGTTGCATCAAGAATATTTTTCTGAACAGGTTTGCCTTCTGTTCTGTCCATAATATCATTCCAGGCAGATAAAGCTGTTTTTTCATCAGTTAAAGCTCCATTAGCAATTTCAAGCATAGAATAAACTTCTAATCCTATTTCTTCTACTAATTGAGCTTTATCAGTCTGACCTGCTTTTTTAAGAGCAGCAGCCTTTTCTTTTGCCATAAATTCAAGAGCAATTTTAAACCTTTCTTTTAAGTCTTTTTTCTTTCTTCTAACCTCACCAGATTTTTTTCCTCCAGCCCTAGCTATCTGCTGTTGTTCTTCTGTTGTTCGATCAGCTAAAGAAATTAAATCTTTTTTAGCCATTTTTTAAGTTTTTATTCTTTATTGTTTAAAGATATTGATTTATTTAAATAAAAATTAGCTTCTTCAAGTTTCTGCTTCATTATATCAAACTCTCTTCCTCCTTCAGAATCTAAAGCTGCTATATCATTCATTAAAGTGCTAAAAATTTGTTTAGATTGTTTAATTCTATCAATTCCTTCTTTAGTTATTGGAAAACTTTCAAATAATTTATTCATGATAATAAATAAGTTTGGTTAATATTAAATGTTAAGATAATATAATTGAACTTACATTATCTTAATATTCATAAATTATATTTTATAAATCAAAAAAGTACATGATATTTATAAAGGTTTTAAGAAAGTTTCAACAGGTTTTAAGCCTTGAAACCTTTACCAAGCCAATGTTTATATATCTCCGGGAGGCTAAAAGTTTTAAGTTTTGAGGTTTTTAGCAAGTAGATCCCTTATATACATATTATTATTTATATTTTTTATATTTTTTATATTTACTATATATCTATTTATTAATTTAACTTAAAACTTAAAACCTTATATAAAATAGATACTTAATAAAAGCAATGAATACAAGGCTTTCGGAGAAAATCAAAAAAGTTTCAAGTCGTCAAAAACTTAAAACCTAACTTAAAACTTTTTCATTATTCGAAACCTTATCACTCAATAAAGCCCTCGCCTCTTCATTACTTATTAATTTCTTACTCCAAACCTTTTTCAATTTTCCATCGATTTTAATTTGTTTTGATAACATACTATAGCCTAATTTTTTCATCAACAAGTGCCTTTTACTAGTTTGAATGTCTAATTCAGGATGTTCAAAAGCTAAAATTTCAAATAAATCAGTTGAAGAAACAACATCTTTATTATAATATTTACCCCCTTTTTCAATCAAATCTTTCAATTCTGAATAGCCTTCGAATGAGCCCTCTTCAGTTGCAATCATCGATAATTTATAATCAGTCATAGGAGCTTGTTTAATACTAAGGAACTCATCAGATAATTTATAATCTAACAACCACTTTCGAATCTCGCTACCATGAGTTCTAACAGCATTAAATAATTTAGGAAAATAGGTTACAGCCGATTCACCAACAAATTCAGCCATATCATCTAATTTTTCAATAGGAACAAATATTACCCACCATCTTCGATCATCTTCACCAAGCGGCAAAGAGTCTTTATAGTTAGTAAAACAAATATAATTTGTTGTGTTGTAAGTCATATATTGTTTCACGCCTTTATCATTAATCTGAATCATCCGATCAGTTACCAAAGGCTTTAAAGAATTAACCGCATCATATCTATTATGACCTTTTACTCTTAATTCTTCTAAAACATTAACCATAACATTTGTTGCCCAACCATTAAAATCAGAAACAACTTGTGTAGGGCTAACGGTTCCAACATTTCTATCACCTAAACACATTCTAAGTAATTCACCAAAAAAAGACTTACCAACGCCTTGAATTGATTGAATTACAGGACTCCATAAGATTTGTTTACCTGGAAATTGAACCTGGTGAGCAAGCCATTGAGTAAATATATCAGAATTTTGATCACTTGAACAAATGAATTTAATATGTTTTTTAACTAATTCAATTGCAGCTAATCCTTCTTCAGAATATTCTTCAGCAGCAATAGGAACTGTTTTTGAATTAAAACTATTCAATACTTTATATTCATCAATAATACAAATAGGTTCATTTGTATTAGGAAGATAAGCCATTGCGTCTACAGTTTCAACAAAACCTTTATCAGCAACATATTTAGCCGCTGATTGTTTTGAACCATTAACCGATTCAGGAACCCACTTACCATTCTTAATATTAAAGGCTTCTGTCTTTAATATTTTTAAATTAGTTAAGTTGGCAAAAGCAGTGTGGCTATTAATATAAACCCAATCTTTACACCAATCAGGTTTTTCACCTTCTTCAACAAAATGACCATTAACAAGCTCATATCCATGTAATAAATTTCTAATATCATTTATAGGAAGCCTTACATTTGAAATATCTTTATAACGATCTTGAACAGCTTTTGCAATCTTTTCTAAATTAATCTTAGAAAAGTTATGCTTTTTAATTTTAGGAATTAGATCAAATTCTAATTGCTTTTCATCAGCAAATTTAACTTTTTCTAAATAGTGATTTAACTGAATATTAACTTCATCATAATTAACCTCTTTAACCATATAAGATATAGTTCCAAGAGTAACACCACCATTTAAATCAAAGCTTTTCCACCTTGTTTCAGTTTGTCCTTCTTCATAATTATCACCGTCTTGCGACCAGTTTTCCCATAATTCTAAACCTTTTACCGGGTCCCAATCATGTAAAGCCATTCCAACCTTAACCCAATCATCATTTCCCATTGACGAATCAAGCCTTTCAAGCATTTCAAGAACTTTTTCTTCGGACCAATTAGCGGACTTACCACCAATTAAACCTTCAAAATCACCAAGATCACTCTCATTAGAATCAACTTTAAATGTAATGAAATTAAGAATACTTTCAGGAGTTTCATTTTGTTCAAACTTACCAAAAAGATCATCACCCCATACATATTCGCCATCCGGCCTTTTACAAGAAGCTATTAAACAATAAGCTCCATCAGTTAAAAAATCGACGCCTTTATATTCTTTAAATGTTTTCTTGAAAGAATAATCTTTATACTTTTCAGGAATCTTTAAATAAATATGATAACCACCTCCGGGAGTTATAACTGTAGGTTCCATATCAGGAAACTTAAGCTTTTCTTGAAGCTTCTTGAAATTAACATCACCACCATTTCTAGGATCAATATCAATAACAAGATCTTTAGTTGACAATTGCCAACCTATATTACCTTTGTGATTATAAAGTTGTTCTTCTGAAAATAAAGTAGTTCTCCAATTCTCTCGAGGATATTTAACACGATCTAACGGCATTAAATTTTTACCAGATGAAAGATATTGGTTAATTATAGAATTTTTAACCATATCAAATATTTTTTAGTATTAATAATATTCACGTTCCAATCAAAACTGGCTATTTAAATTAAACAGCTGAGTTTTCCGTGTTTTTCTTAGGCTTTAGATAATCTGACACTTTAGAAAGAGTTCGAGAAGTATAATTTTCAGGCTTACCATCAGCTAATTTTTTAAGAGTAGGATAAGATAAACCAGTTGCCTTAGTTATCACATAAAGCTTCTTATCTTGCAATAAGTCTTGTATTTCTTGTAGAGACAACAAATTGTTGTTTGACATAATTTAATCAATTATAGGTTAATAAAGAAATTATTATAAAATGTAATTATTTATTTGTAAACCTTAAATTGTAGATTTTAAAATATATTTTAAAATATGTAAAATAAAGGTTTACATTAAGAATAAGGGGATTTATAATAGAAAAGTCAATTAGACAAATATAAACTTAAAATGATAAAAATTATGTCACACGATCATGAAGATAATATAATTTGCCCACATTGCGATTCTACTTATTCATCTGAGCCTTATGAATATTATGATTCAGACGGAGAAGAATTAGAATGCGACGATTGTGGTAAGAAATTTATTTTAGGAGTAAATACTTCAATAACTTTTTCTACTAATAAATCTGATTGTGAAGATGATAATCATGATATAGATGAAGAAAATATTGAAATAAGAATATATGATCAAGAAACTTGCGATAGATATAATAGAGAAAAATTTTTAATAAGCGAAAGAAGACCTAAATGGGAACCTCATAAAAAAATAATAAAAAGTTGTAAAAATTGTGAACATCAAGAATATTCTGAAGATCTTCCTTTAAGACCTAAATGTGATAAAGGAACACATATTTTTGGTAAACCTTACGGAGAAAATTTAAAATCTATGTGTGGAACTTATTATACAAGAAGAGTTGATTGTAATAATTGTGAAGCTTATAATTATGTCGACGATAAAGGTAATATTGAATTTGAACATTTAAAATAATAAAATTATGAAACCTAGAAATAATATGATTAATATAAATTTAAATATAAGTTCTCTTGTTACTAAAGAACAAGCTGATAAACTATTATTTAGAAATAAAGACGGTATACCTAGAATTAATCCAAAAGAATTATCTAAATTAATAGAATCTAAAGAAATATTTGTTGATCAAATATCAAGTGAAACAGGTATGCCTTACGGTAATCTTTCAATATCAATGATTCAAATAAACAATGACTAAATCATTAAAAAGATCAATTGACGAAGTTAATGTTAATTGTAGAAAATTAAAAAGAGAAATAATTCAGATTATATTTGAAAATAAATTAGTTTTTGGAATATGGTTTTGTAGCTATCCTTTTATATATTTATTAATCTGTTATTTAAGAAAATAAACCATGTGTAAATTAATTAAAGAAACTAAGCCAAAAGCAAGAAAGAATCATTTTTGTGATGGTCGAGAACAACTAATAACTCATTCATCAATAGATAATGAGTTATTAGAAAATCAAATTGATAATTGTAAAGGTATTAAAAAAGGTGATCAATATATTAATCAATTTGTAGCAGAATCAGCTCATGAAGCTTATATGTGGAAGAGTTGTTTAGGTTGTTATAAAGTAATTGCTGATTGTAATGTTTTTGATGAATCTTAAAATAAGTAAAATAAATTTTAAAATATGTAAAATAACTGTTTACATTAAAGATTTAAGGTTCTATAATATAAAAGTCAGTTAGACAAATATAAACTTAAAATGATAAAAACAATGAAAAAATCTATAAATTTAATGACTTTAAAAGAAATAAAAACTAAATTTACAATTGATCAAATGTTAGATATAATTGTAAAGTTTACTAAAGAAGCTGAAAAATATAAGTCTGCAATGAGATTTGCTAAAAGCCAAACTGAATATTCAATGAACGAATGTTTTTATGATATTGCAAATAGTAAAGTTAATAAATTAGAATCAATAGCTTATTAATTATGAAAGAAGATCAAATAATCATAAACAATTATTATAATTTTATAGGTCGCGATTTACCGATAAGATTAATTTCTATCAATAAAGATATAGTTGTTTTAGAATCTTTTGCTTTGTTTAGAATAAGTAAAGATTATTTTTTAACTAATTATCAGCCTTATGATCAATAAATTATTTAGATATTTATCAGAAATTCATATTTGTTCTTATAAATTAAAAAGAGTTCAATTAATAACAGCTACAAGAGACGTTGAAATTTATGAATGTATGAAGTGTTTTAAACAAATTAGAAAACTTCATGATCATCAAAGAATTAACAATAATTAAAATAAATTTTAAAATAAGTAAAATAATTGTTTACATTATAAATCTTAAGATCTATAATATTAATATCAATTGAGCAATCAATTAGATAAATATAAACTTTAAAATGATAAAATGATAAAAACAATAAAAAATATAAATGAAAAAATTACTTTAGTAAGACAAGAAATTAAAAACATTGATGAAAAACTTACTAAATTATATGATGAAGGATTTAAAAAAAATCAAATCAGAATTGAAGATTTAGAAGCTAAACAAAATCTTCTTAAAGATAAAAGAGAAGAATTAATTTCTAAAACTATTTAATAAGAATAAAAGTTTGAATTTACAACAAATTTAGTTAATTGACAATAGATAAATAATTAAAAAGCAATTGAACAAAACAAAAAATAGTAAATGACGGCTCGGAAAGACGAGTAATATAATTATTAACAATTAAAATATAAAATAAAATGTCTTTAGAAAATGCAATCCTAAAATTAGCCGAAGCAATGAATAACAATGCTGAAGCAATAAGAGAATCAAATAAACCCATTATTGAAGGTTTTGAAAAACCTATAAAAACTCCGGTTGATCTTAATGTTGAAATTAAAAATCCTACTGAAGCTTTAGAATATGAAGTAGATAATGAAAAAAATGAAGTTAAGTTTAAAGAAAAGAAAAAATCAACAAAAACTAAAAAAGAAGAAATATCTATAGGTTATAAACCTGCTGAAGAAATTGCTCCGGTTGAAAAACAATCTAAATCTATTACAAAAGTTGAACTAAAAAAAGAAGTTGATGAAGTTAAGAAAATAACTTTTGAAGATGTTCAACAAATTGCAACAAGCAAAATGAAAGGAAAAGGTATTGATAGAAAAGTGGTTAAAAAAATCATTACTGATATTAAAACTGATGCTCAAATATCAGATTTAAATGATGAAGAATTAGTTACTGCTTATAATCAAATTAACGCCCTTTAAAAATGTCTAAAGAAAAAATAAATAATCAATTAGAAGAATTAGATAAATTATTAAATGAAAAACGAGTTTTAAATGAAACAGATATTCTAAAAGTTTCAATACAAGCTATTCAAAAAATAATAAATATATTAAAAGAAATTAATAATTAAAAATGTCTGATACAAAACAAAAAGATCACGCAAAGCTTTCAGCTTCAGGATCTGCAAAATGGTTAAATTGTGCAGGTTCTGTTTTAGCTGAAGAGCAAACAGCTTTATTAGAAAAACAAAAGTATGATGAAGCTGTTGCAAGAGGTGAAAATCCTAAAATAAAAGTTAATACTTTTGCTGAACTTGGAACTTTAGCCCATGAATTAGCTGATATTTGTTTAAAAAAAGAACAAGATGCTATTGAGTGGGTTGATCGAGAAATTTCTTGTGAGTCTGATGGTAAACTATTAAAAATAGTTGTAGATAAAGAAATGGCTAAATTTGTTCAAGAATATCTTGATTATGTTAGAGCTCATGAAACTAATAATTCTCAATTATATACTGAGGATAGAGTTGATTTTTCTCATCTTGTGCCAGAAGGTTTTGGAACTTTAGATAGTGCTGTTTTAGATTATAGCACCGGAATTTGTCATATTTTTGATTTAAAATATGGCGAAGGTGTTTTAGTTGAAGCTGAAGAAAATACTCAAGGCCAATTATATGCTTTAGGTTTATATAATGAATTAAAATTTTTAGATATTATTAAATCTTTTAAAATCCATATTGTTCAGCCTAGAAAATACTCAATTACTTCTTGGGAAATATCAGTTAAAGATTTAACTAAATTTGGTGAAAGAGCTAAACTTAGAGCTAAACTAGCTTTAGCAAAAAATCCTAAAAGAACTCCAGGTGAAAAACAATGTACTTGGTGTGATGCAAGATTTACTTGTAAAGCCTTAGAAGAATTTACTTTTGAGCTTATATCTGATGATTTTGAAGATTTAGGGGCTAAAAATCTTAATAAATTACCTGAAGAAGCTATGAAAAAAATTAATTCAATTTCTGATGAAAGAATCAAAGAGTTATTAGATAATAAGAAATTAATAGAGAAATTTCTTAAAAATATCGAAGAGCATACTTTAGAAAGAATGCAAAAAGGTGAAAAAATACCAGGTTACAAATTAGTTCAAAAGAAATCTAATAGAACTTGGATAAATGAAGCTGAAGCAGTATTAGTTGAAGAGTTAGGAGAAAAAGCTTATACTCAAAAACTAATTGGAATTACAGCAGCTGAAAAACTTCTTGATAAAAAACAAATGGAAGAACTTACTTACAAACCTGAAGGCGGTATTGAAATGGCTCCTGAAAAAGATAAAAGAGAAGCTGTTCAATGTGTTATTGATCAATTTGAGGATATTAAATAGAAATTTATTTTATAAATATTAAATTTTAATTTACATTTAAAATCTATGTATTTATAATAAATATTGTTCAAGTGTGGCGATTTGAGCAATTACTTTTTGCCAATATAATTATTAACTTAAAATTTAAATAAAATGTCTAAAAAAATTAAAATCGAAAATGCAAGATTATCTTATCCAAATCTTTTTCAAAAAGGATTTTATGAAGGTAAAGAAAATAAGAAATATACAGCAACATTAGTTTTAGATAAATCTAATCCTAAGCATATTGCCGCTAAAAAGCTTATTGACGAGCAAATTGAAACTATCTATAAAGAAACTAAGACAGAAAGAATTGACTTCAAAGAAGACAAATTTTGTGTTAAAGAAGAATCGGCAGATTTTGAAAATTCTTGGTTAATTAAAGTAGGTAATTCTAAACGCCCTACTATTATTGATAGAGATAAATCTCCATTAGCTGAAAGTGATGAAAAAATCTATGCAGGTTGCTATGTAAATGTAATTATAGATTTTTATTATTACGATAAGCAATATGGTAAATTTATTTTATCTAACTTATATGGAGTTCAATTTTCTGAAGATGGTGAACCTTTTGGAACTGGCCCTGTAGATGTTACTGATGAATTTGATGATATTGATCTATAAATCATCAATAAAGAATGGCGGTGTTTATTATTTTAAACGGTGTAGTAGCTTAAAGGTGAATAACTTGGTATAAAAAATAATTGACAGCTCGGAAAGACGAGCATTCTTTTTATGTTTAAATGTGTCGTCATTTATAGTTAAACGTTCCAAATTATTTATGGCGGCACTTTTAAGCATAAATTAGCAAATCATCTAGTGACAGTTAAGACACATAATAAATTAAGAGACGTCAGATCAGGCCTGACTTTGTTAATTTATGCTGATATAAAATCATAAAACGAATATAATGGAAAATTTAGTAGTATTAGATTGTGAGGTTTATCCTAACTATTTTCTAGTAGCTTTTAAAAGCTTAGATTTAGGTAAAATAATTACAATAGAAATAAAAGGCGAAAATAATGTATTGGACAATGAATCCCATAGAAAGCTTAATACTATTATGCAAACAAGACATACTTTTGGTTTCAATAGCCGAAATTATGACATCCCCGTTATACTCTTTGCTCTAAGAAGAAAATCAGCCTCTCAAATTCATCAATTATCATCATTCATTATTGAAAATAATGCTTACGGTTGGCAAACCATGCAAAAATTCGGTTTAAATTGGGATAAAAATAAAATTAAACATTTTGATGTTCAAGAACCGGCTCCAGGCGTTAAAGTAAGCCTTAAGCTTTACGGTGGAAGAATGCACTCAAAAAGATTGCAAGATCTTCCTATCGAGCCTAATTCAATGCTAACAGATAAAGAAATGCAAGATACATTACTTTATTGTATAAATGATCTTGATACTACAATTGATCTTTATAATTCAATTAAAGATAGAATTGATTTACGTGTTGATATGTCAAAGCAATATGATCAAGATTTAATGAGTAAATCGGATGCTCAAATTGCAGAAGCTTTAATTAAATCAGAATTATCTAAGAAAAATCCACATAAAAACATAAAAGCGCCTAAATTACCAGATAATTTAAGTTTTAAACCTGATATTCCAGAATTTATTAAATTTGAAACAAAACAACTTCAAGATATTTTAGATATTATAAAGAATCATCATTTCAAATTAGATGCAAAAGGTTCTGTTAAATTACCACCTGAATTAAAAAAAGCTAAAATAGAAATAGGAAATTCTATTTATCAAATCGGAATCGGTGGTTTACATTCTACAGAAAGTAATCAAGCAATGGTTCCTAAAGCTGATGAGCTATTAATTGATAAAGACGTAGCTTCATATTATCCTGCAATTATTGTTAATAATGATCTATATCCTAAACATTTAGGAACTGATTTTTTAGATGTTTATAAAGATATTATGGCCACAAGGCTTAAAGCTAAAAAAGAAGGAAATAAAGTTATTAATGAATCATTAAAGATTGTTTTAAATGGAACTTATGGTAAATTAGGTAGTAAATATTCAGTTATTTATTCGCCAGATTTATTGGTTACTGTAACACTTACCGGCCAATTATCTTTGTTAATGTTGATCGAGAAGCTTGAATTAAAAGGAATTTCTGTTGTTTCAGCAAATACTGATGGTTTTGTTTCATTACTAAAAAAAGATCAATATGAGTTATATTCAATAGTTTGTTTTGACTGGGAATTAATAACAGGTTTTGATTTAGAAGAAAATAAATATAAAGGTTTATTTTCAAGAGATGTTAATAATTACTTTGCTATTACTGAATATGGAATAAAAAGAAAAGGAATTTTTGTTGTAGATGAGTTAAGTAAAAATCCAGGTGGCGCTATTTGTGTTAATGCTATAGTTGAATATTTAGTAAACAAAACTCCAATAGAAAAAACAATAAAAGAATGTAAAGATATAACTCAATTTTTATTAGTTAGAAGTGTTACAGGTGGAGCTGTTTTTAAAGATAAATATTTAGGAAGAGTTGTTAGATGGATTTATTCAACAAAAGGAAATACGATTACTTATAAAATAAGAGAAGATATTGATTTAACAGCTACTAGAAAAATCTTAAAAGAAAATAAAGATCAAATTAAACCTGAAAAATTTGATATTATAATTAAAGCTTCAAAAAAGCAATTAAAAGAAGTTTATTTTGAATATAGTAGATTTTTTGTAAATAAAATAACAAATCCTAAAGTGCCTAAATCTGAATATTCTAGGCCTATTATGGAGTTAAATGAATTTCCTGATGATATTGATTACAATAGATATATCGGGGAAGCTTTAGAAATATTAACAAACTTAGGAATGAAATGAAAAAACTAAAAGAAATATTTATAAAAGAAACTAAACCTTGTGAAATTACGCCTTGTTATCACGGTTTTGTTACTTTCAGTATGGTAAAAAATAAAGTTATAACTGCTATTATACCTTTAAATTTCATATTAATGATATTAAGAAGTTTATATTTGACTCTAAAATTTGCAGGACAAGATATGGATAGATTTTATGAACAACAAATAAAATTAAGAGGTAAAAATGAAAAATAAAATATTACAATTAAAAAATATAGGTCGCGCTATCCATAAATATCCAGATGATAAATTTGTTTCAAATTGCTTAAGTGCAAGAGAAGTAAAAATTCAGATTTATATGTGGGGAAGAGACTTTGAAGCTAAAAAAGAAACTGATGAAAAATTATTAGAATCTATTTTAGAATCAGCAAAACAAGAACTTAAAGTTTTAGTATCAGGTGATACTGTTCAAGCTTTAATTTGCCCTTAATATTAACTTAAAATAATAAAAATTATGTTTAAACCAGCTCAAGATATTCCAGAATTTATTCTTAAATTCATTAATGAAAGTAAGGCTATTGAAGGTATTTATAGGCCTGCTAGCGAAGCTGAAATTGAAACTGCTCTTAAGTTTCTTGATCTCAAGCAATTAACTTTAGCAGATTTAGAAAATTTTGTTTTAGTTTATCAACCTGATGCAAAATTACGTGATCAAATAGGCTTAAATGTTACTGTAGGAAATTATAGTCCACCAAAAGGCGGTCCTGAAATTAAGTTAAATTTAGTTAGTTTTATTAATTCAATTAATGATAAATCAACTAATAAAGGTAAAGATCCTTTCTTAGCTCATAAGAAATTTGAGTCTTTACATCCATTTACTGATTGTAATGGAAGAACAGGAAGAATTATTTGGTTGTGGCAAATGCTAAAACTCAAGAAGAACTTTGCACCGCTTGGCTTCATGCAGTCTTGGTATTACCAATCGCTAAATAATAAATAAAAATTTGTAAAAAGTAGTTTACAAATAAGAAAATATATTTTAAAATATAGAAACTTACTACCCTTAATAATTTAAATAAAAACTAAAATGATAAATAATACAATTACAAATGAAACAAAATTAGAGCTTAAAAATATGGTTGAAGAGGTTGAAAGATTGACTTCTCAAAAAGATCAAATTACAAGTGAAATTAGAGAAACTTTTGAAGCAGCAGCAAATAAAGGATTTGATGTTAAAGCTATGAAAGAGGTAATTAAACTTCGCAAAAAAGATCCACAAAAAGCTATTAGTGAAGAAGATATGAGAGAACTTTACAAAGATTTATTAATTGAAATTTAAGGATAAGTATGGAAACTAAAGATATTGAAAATATAATGGATTTAATTGAGTTAACAAATAAAAATGCTAACGAAGGTAAATCTGAAGTTTTTGAACTTTCGCAAGCTGATGAATTAGATGAAAAAGAAAAATCTATTTCTAAAAAGTTTGATGAAATATTAGAAAATTTAGATGAAATTTATAAAATAATTCAATTTAAACATATAATAAAATGCTAAATTTAGTAAAACAAATGCACCAAAAATTTGGAATAACTTCTGATAAAGTAAAATTTTCTGATGAAGAAAAGAAATTTCGAATTTGTGCAATGCAAGAAGAATTGGACGAATATAAAGAAGCTACCTCAAAAGAAGATGAGCTAGATGCTTTAGTTGATCTTGTTGTTTTTGCTTTAGGAACTGCTGAAAGGCAAGGTATGCTTGAAGTTTTTGATGAAGCTTTCTATAGAGTTATGATTGCAAATTGTAAAAAAGAGATCGGAACGAATCAAAAAAGAGGTTTGTTTCAACTGGATTTAGTAAAACCAAAGGGTTGGACTGCTCCAGATTTAAAAGATTTGGTTGAGGAAAAACCTCGCCAGATGACTTTATTTGATTATATCCCTGAACCTAAACAAAAATAATTATGCCAGATAAAATAGAAAAAACATTAAAAGAAAGAGAATCAGTTTATGGTGAGTTTGAAGATAATGCCGATATAACTCAAGAGTTAATCAAAGTTATTGAAAATGCTCCGAGTTACTCAAAATTGAGTAAACAACATTTAGAAGCTTTCCACATGATTTTCCACAAAATTTCAAGAGCTGTTTGTGGTGATCCTGATTATATTGATAATATTCATGATATAGTTGGCTACGCTAAACTTCTTGAAGATTTTTTAATTGAAAAACAAGCTTTAAAAAATGGCGAACTTTAAAGATATTTACAAAGATATTCTAATAAAAGTTTATGATCAAGGTGTTTGTGAAACTAATAAACGCACAAATACCTTGATCAAGGTTGCTAGAGAGCCTATATTTTTTAATATAGATTTAAGCAATAACCTATTACCGATTGCCGGAAATAGAACTATTTGGCCACATATTGCAGCTGCAGAAGTAGCATGGCAAACTCAAGGAACTAAAGATCCAGAATTTATTCTTAAATATGCACCAAAATTATGGAGTAAATTTATTGAAGATGGTGAATTAAAATCTGCTTATGGTTACCGCTGGCATAAAAATTTTAATCGCGATCAAATAAAATTAGCTATTGAAGCATTAATAGAAGATCCAACTAATCGCCAGGTCTATATTTCAAACTGGGATCCGTCAACAGATGGATTAGGTGAGCCTAATCAGCCTAAAAATATTCCTTGCCCGCTTGGTTTTACACTAAATATTATTGATAATAAATTAAATATGTCAGTAATGATAAGATCATCGGATGTTTATGTAGGGCTTCCTTATGATGTTTTAGCTTATAGTTTAACTTTAGACTTAATTGCTAAAACTTTAGGTATATCAAAAGGAAATATTTCTTTTACTTTATCTCATGCCCATATTTATCAGCCTCATTTTAAAGCTGTTGAAGAAAATTTAAGAGGTGATCAAACAGAATTTAAAGATATTAATATTGAATTTAAGCAAGCTACATATAGCCAGGTTCAAACTTATCCTGATGTTTTTGTTAAGGTTTATAAAGAAGAAAAAATTGAAAACTTTTGGAATCCTAAACCGGAAGTAATTGAATAAGTAAAATATATTTTAAAATAAGTAAAATAATTGTTTACATTATAAATCTTAAGATCTATAATATTAATATCAATTGAGCAATCAATTAGATAAATATAAACTTTAAAATGATAAAATTATGACTGATAAAATTAAAAACCAAATCAAACAAGCTCTTCAAGCTTCCATTCAAGAAATGTCGGTAGATATAATAGAAAACACTTTAGACAAAGTGTTTACCGATTCAAACTTTTCAGATAAAGAAACAGATCAAGTAAATTTATTAATTCATGAGTTAGTTGATCAATTAATTAAAAATATCAAATAATCATGCAAAATAAATGGGACGAAAGATTTTATCAACTAGCAGAAACTGTTGCTAGTTGGTCTAAAGATAAAACAAAAGTAGGTTGTGCTTTAATTTCTCCAGATCGAACTCAAGTTTCTTATGGATATAATGGTTTTCCTCGTGGAATAAAAGATGATGAAAGAATAACAGCTGAAAATAAAAATCAGTTAATAATTCATGCAGAAATTAATGCAATTTTGAATGCTAAAGTAAATTTAACCGGTTGGACGCTATATTGCACAAAATTTCCATGTATTGAGTGTGCAAAGGCTATAATTCAAAGCCATTTTAAGCGAATTGTGGTTAAACGACGTTTAGAGAGCTCCTGGGCAGATTCTCAACAGTTGGCTTATGATCTTATAAAAGAATCAAAAATAATCATTTCTGAGGTATGATATGCAACTAATTTTAGGGCTAAGTAAAAATAATTTTATAGCAAAGTCTGAAAATGACAATATGGAGTGGTTAAAAGCTGATAAAAATGTATTTCGTCTTTTATCAGCTACAAACGGAGGTATTAATTATATTTCTATGAAAAGCGGCCGATTTATGCCGGAAATTTTACCCGGTAGAAAAATAATTAAATTAAGTCGTAAAAGTTTAAATCTTGATATGGCTTATATGTTAAATAAAAAATCAAATTTATTAGGCGGGCAAACTTTAGCTTTAGAGGCAATTAATAAAAATTATATTACTGATATATTTTTGACTTATACACCAATTGAGTTAAAAGAAGGAATTAAATTTAATCTTGATAATATTATTGCTGAAAAATTTAATCTTGCTCAAACAATAACTATTGATGGAATTATTGTTAAACATTGGAAATTAAAATAAATGAAAGAGTCTATTATTGAAACTACTGTTTGTGATTATGCAAAAAGTAGAGGTTGGAAAACTTATAAATTTGTAAGTCCGGGGAATAAAGCGGTTCCTGATCGTATTTTTTTAAGAAGAACTATCTGCTTTTTTATTGAATTTAAACAAAAAGGAAAAAAGCCTACAAAATTACAAGAAAAAGTAATTAGTGATATTAAGAAAGAAGGCTTTGAAGTTTTTGTTTGTGATGATATTAAAGATGGTTTTACAATTATTAATGGTTTTGAAATTTAGAATATAATGCGTAAAAAATCACAACTTTATAATCATCAAAAAACAACTATTGAAATAGCTAAAGATCTAAAAAAATGTGCTTTATTTTTAGATATGGGAATGGGAAAAACTGCAACAAGTTTAACTATTTCTAGTTTTTTTTATGATGATTTGTTTATTGATAAAACTTTAATTATTGCACCGAAAAGAGTTGCTAAAAGTGTTTGGCACAAAGAAGCTAAGCAATGGGAACACTTAAAAGATTTAAATATTAAAATTTGTGTAGGTTCAGAAAAAGAAAGGCTTGCTGCTTTAAATTCTGAGGCTGATATTTATGTGATCAATAAAGATGTTATTCCTTGGCTTGTTAAAAACTACAAATGGAAATGGGATATGGTTATTGGTGATGAATCATCAATGTTTAAAACTCATTCAAGTAAAAGAGTTAGAGCTTTAAGAAAAATATTAAAAAATCTAAAAAGTATTATTTTATTAACTGGAACGCCTTCTCCAAATGGTTATATGGATTTGTGGAGCCAGATATTTTTAATTGATCAAGGTGAAAGGTTAGGAAAAACAATTACCGGTTTTCGTCAAAGATTTTTTGATGTTGATTATATGGGTTATAATTATACATTAAAACCGGGAGCAAAAGAACAAATTGATAATCTTATAAAAGATATTTGTGTTACTATGTCAAGCGAGGATTACCTTGATTTACCCGAAGTAATACCTTTAACAGAATATATTGAACTTCCTGAAGATGTTAAAAAACAATATAAAGAATTAGAAAAAACCTTTTTATTACAATTAGAAAAAGCTGAAATTACTTCAGCTTCAGCTGCTGTTTTATCTAATAAACTATTGCAAATGTGTAATGGGGCTATTTATGATGAAGAAAAGAATACTCATGAAATTCATGATGAGAAGATAAAAACCTTAAAAGAAATAATAGAAGATAATCCTAATGAAAACTTTTTAATAGGTTATAATTTTAAATCTGATCTAAAAAGAATTAAAAAAGCTTTTCCTAAAGCTGTAGAATTAAAAACTACAGAAGATGAAGATAAATGGAATGAAGGAAAAATAAAGATGTTATTAGCCCACCCTGCTTCGGCCGGACACGGTTTAAACTTACAATATGGAGGTTCTATTTTAATTTGGTTTGGATTAACCTGGAATTTAGAGCATTACCAACAATTTAATAAAAGGCTACATCGTCCAGGGCAAACAAAACCTGTAAGAATTATTCATATTGTGGCTAAAGGTTGTTTAGATGAAAGAGTAATGTTAGCTCTAGGCAGTAAAGCAAAGACTCAACAAGATCTTTTAGACTATCTTAAATACAAAGAGATTGTATCAAAATGATACAGTATTTAACCTATTTAAAATAAATTTAAAAATATGCAAAATATAGTTTACATATTAAATATTATGTTTTATAATTAATATATGAGTTAAGGAATTAATTCATTTTTATTAATTTAATCGTGAGGAACGCATGAGAATATTTATAATATCAAATTGGTTAGATAATCTTGAAAAACAATCAAGATTAAGAGCTCAAAAGCTTATTAAATCTATTGAAAAACTACCTCTTGAACAACAGGTAGATATAATTTCTAGAAACATATAAAGGAGGTTATTATGACAAATTTAATGAGTGTAAGATCAACAAAATTAGAACAACAAATTGCCGATAAAATTTGTGCACCTGATTTTCCTTTTAATGAAAAATTCATTAAAATATCTCAAATGTTATTAAGAAGAATAGCTAGAAGATATGAAAGAATCAGACTAAACAAAATGATAAAAGCTGATTTTAATAATGGTTTTAAAAGAAAGAATTATCCTAACGTAACACAATTTGAAAAATAATATGAAAAAATTATATAAAAAAATTATTGAAATTACTTTATTTTCTTTAGCTATATTTGTAGCAGCATTTATATTATATAAATGTGGAATGGCTTCGCATACTCGTTGTAAAGCTGCTAATTCAACTATTGAAGATTATAGATTTTGTATGAATATTTAATTGAAGTAAAATGACAATTTGTAAAGACTTTAAACAAACAAAGCCTCGCTCAATGCACCGTGTATTGTCCGATATAGAATTTTTAATTGCTAATGATTATAAAGATATTGAGCCTATTTTATGTGATATTGCACAACTTAAAGCTCAATTATCTTCTGTAGAAAATGCAGTTAAAAATAAAAGCAATAAAAAAGCTTTTCAAATTATTAACCCTTCAATTAATTATTATAAAAATGACTGAAAGACTTATTGACACAAAACAGCCTAAAGCGAAAAAAAATTATAAATGCGAGTATTGCAACGGTATTATTCATAAAGGAGAAATTTATTCTTATAAAATCTTTATTAGTAATGATAATAAATCTTTCAATCCTAAAAGATTTCATTTAGTTAATAATTGCTCTAATGGTTTTGAAGCTTTTTTAACAAAACTTAATGACACTTTTTTAATAAAAAATATCACTAAGTTTTTAAGATGTTTTAGAAAATTATTTTAAAGCTTAGAAGCTAAAAATCCATGTATTGATCCAGCTAAAGATTTATTATCAGCTGAAGCAATTCCAACAAGCCTTACATCAGAATTAGGTGGAACAATCATATAAGGAATTGAATATTGCTCTTCATTATTTCCTGCTTGAACTCCTATAATATCTTTAGCCCTAAAAGTTTTACCTTTATTTCTTACTTGTATTTCTACATCAGCAAATAAAGCTGATTTTTCAAGAACTGTAGCTGAAAACATTGTGATTATCCAATAATCATCTTTAGAAATAGTTGTAGCACATTTTTCACTTTGATTTTTCCCTGCTGCAATTATACAATGAACTTCAGCAGCTGTATCTGGAACTCCATCAGTAATATCTCCATCTTGATAAGCATAAATATTTCCAACCAAATCAGAATTATCATTATTATACATTTTAGTCACTCTTGCCAAAGGAGTTGACAAAACTACCTTATTTTGTCCATCTAATGTAGCTGTTTGAATAACAAAAGTAAAATCACCATTAGAATCAATAGTATGACCTTCAATAATTAAATCTTGATCATCATCACCACTTGAAGATGAAACAGTATCAATTAAATTATCAGAAACAAAAGTTTCATGATCTTCACTGCCTGCTAAAGTCATAATAGTTGAACCTGTTGCAGCATTTGAAACTGCATCATTTCTTCCAAATTTTAAAAGACTTTTAGCTTTATTTTTTACTGAAGCTAGTTCTCCGTAAGTTGAATAAATTTCTCTTAATGCTTGTTCGATCAATGGATCTTTTATAACATCATCGTTTGCGTTTATTGCGTCTAATCCTGGCATAATTTTTATTTAATTAAATAATATGTTAATACAGATATTGAGTTTATTAAAAACCCAAATATTAATCCTCCGGTTAAAAACTCACCAATATTTGTTGATGAACTTAACCAATTAGGAAATTTCTTAGTATTTATTTCATGGCCTATATTGTAGCACCACCCCATTAAATACCCTATAGGTAATAATAAAATAGATTGATAAAAAATGACATCATAAAAATAATAAAAATAACTTATTAAAATTATTACTGGAGGAATTGAAATACCTAAACCTCTTATTGACATTCCAAACTTTTCCATTTTAATTCGCCAATCTAAAGGCCTAACTTTTCCAGTAGGAGAATCAATTAAATTAAATCTAGCTTTTAAATTAAAATATTCCGGAATAGTTAAGTTATGAGTTTTAGGAATCCATTTAGGCCCATAAACCCAATATGTAATATATTCAACCCAAATAGCATCTTTATTGTGCTTCCAGGAATCTTTTGCACGACCAACAAAAAACCATGAACCCCAACCTGGTAAAATACCAATAATTAGAAAAGATAAATAACTTACAATCCATAACCACCATTCGATCATGTCTTTAAAAGGAAGTAATAAAGATATTGTAGGAATAAAACAAACAATTAATCTTTTAATACCATGATTATCAATTTTAAGCCAATCTATTTGCCAACCACCTCGCCATCTATTTAAGAAAGCTCCGGTTATAGTTAAAAGGCCACAATATAAAATATAATCTAAGTTATTTAAAATAATCATAATGGTTTAAATTTTCTTTTTTTAGTTATAGGGTCCGGTAAATAATAACCATACATCATTCTATTTTTTGCGTCTTTATGAAGAAGTTTACTAATATGAACCCAAGAACCCTCGTTAAAACATTGATCAACAATAAAACCTTTTGAATGTAAAAATTTAACTATTTCTTCAGGAGTTCCAAAGCCAGGGCAAACAAAATCACAGGCTAACCCTTGAAGATGTTGGCTTGAGTCTGATGAACCAACTGCTCTATTTAATTCTAAACAACGATAAGCTGAATTAATTTTTATAGGCTTACCTAATAAATCTCTTATTTCTTGCATCATATCAGCAGTTGACATCAAGCAAGGTAAAACAGCTAATTCTTGTGATAAAGGAGGGTAATTTTTTATTCCTAATCTTTTAGCAGTATCAGATACAAAAAATTCTTTATGATTAAAATTAGGTCGATCTAAATTTTCTTTTGTTACAACTTGGCAACTATATAAATTTGTCATTAGAATAAATAATTAATATTTAATGAAACGGCACCTTCTAAATCTAATTCTTTATTAGGTAAAATATAACTTACAGAGGGAATTAAATTTTTTGTTGCAAAATAAGCTAAATTTAAACCACCTAAAATTGCGTGCTTATTTTCATAACCAACTAAAGAACCTTGATAATATAAAAATTTACTCATTTCTACATTTGCCAAAAGCAAACCCGGATTAAATCTTTTTATTCTATAAGCAACAATTAAAGAATCAATAGTAGTTTTAGTTTCATTTTGAAATAATATACCATCTGATTTTCTTTTAACAGTTCTTTTTATTTCTTGATTATATAAACGATTTGTGTTTAATGACCAGTTAAAATTATTGTCATAAAATTTTGATATACCAACAGAAATAGATTTTATTTGATCTTTTGGATTTGTAATAGTTTCATATTTATCAACATAATCAAATTTTGAATCATTTACATTAGCATAAAGATAAGATAAACCTACATTATATTTAATATCTCCTGCTAATACAACACTACAAGTTGATACTAAACATATAATACTGAGAGCTAATAATTTAATCATAATTTATTTTAAATCTTTACAGTTTTTTACACCTAACATTTCATTATGCTTTAAGATATAATCAATATTTTTATCATCAATTACCTTTTTTGTTTCATCATTTAAACAAATAGGTTGGCCCCACAAATGAAAATCATCAGTTAAAGATTTAGTTGTATTACAAGCGGTTAAGCTTATCATCACGACTAAGTTTAGTAATACTATTTTCAATATTTTTAGCTTTTTTAACATTTTCTACAGATTTTTTTAATTGTTTAGTTTGTTCTTTACTTTTTCCTGATCTAGAACCGGCAATAAATATTGTTAAAATTGCGCCTACAACAGAAACTATTTTAAATATTAAACTCTTCATAATTACTTTTTAAACTTATTTATAATACTACTTGCAGTTGTTAAGCCACCTAAGGCTCCTAAAAACCAAAGGTTTGAACTATGTATAACATCAAATAGTTCCTTATGTCTAGCAGCAAAATAATAGCTAAATGGAATAGCTAAAACACCACCATAAATAAAAATTAAACGTCTTGACGAATTACCGCCATCTTGTTCTTGTAAAAACTGTAATAAGCCTAATAAAAAACTTTTCATTTGCAAATATATAAATTTATTAATATTTCTTTAAGTGCCTCGCCCATATAAAAGCCAATAATAATTGACCATAAGCAAACAGCAATAGTTACATTAAAAAAGAAGATCTTACCCTGGTTTCTATGAATATCAAAATGTTTTAATATTAATTTTAACCATAAATCAATGTGATCTAATATTTTTAAGTTATTCTTTTTAGTCATTATCTAAATTCTCAAATATTGTAGGAGCTTGCTTATCTAGCTTTGCTAATACTTGTCTTAATATTTTAATTTGCATTTTAGCATTATTATTTTCATGATTTTTTAGTGATTTCATTTGACTTTCTAAATGGCTACACTTTTCATTAAATTTCTTGTATTGTTCTGCTAATTTGTTTTCAAATTGTTTTTCTAATCTCTTTTCTAATTTACTTTCTCTTAAGTCCAAGTCCTTATTTAAACTTCCGTTAAAGAGTCTATAAATTACGGCAATTAATGCTGCAACCAACGCTAAGAACCCCCAAAAGGCTTTTTCCAAAAATACTGCTGACATTTTTTATAATTTTTCTTTTGCATATAATGATAATTCTTCAAGTATAGAAATGGTTTTATCCTTTCCACATTTGGTTTCTTTTTTAGTATTTGTCATTGCAAAGACATATACAATATTTTTCTTAACATTCTTAGTAACGGTTAAGCCTATTGACTTAATATCTTTATTAGAAGATTGTAAAGCTTTATTTATAGATTTAAACTCATTTAAGTATTTTAAATCATCAAAATATGCAACCATTCCAGTGTCCATCTTTTCTAAAAAATGATAAGTATCAGTATCTAATTTATGATAAGTTTCATTATAAAAAGGATTTAAACGAGTTTCTTTAACTGAATAAGCACAATTATTTTTTATTTTAGATTCAACATTACAACCAATAACATCTTGAAAATAATATTTATTTTTACTTTTATTTCCATCAAGAACAATCCAGCTAATCCAGGTATCTGGACCGCAAATATTTATTTTATTCTCTATTTTAGTTTTTATTGAGGCATTAGAAATAGAGGAATAATAATGATCTTTAACTTCAAAAAATTGAAAGAAAGCAATATACAAAAAAGTTATTTGAATTAATGCACTAACTAAAGGGCACATTAATTTATCTTTTGTTTTTCTAACAATTTTCATCATAA